GCAAGCCAACTGGTATTAGAATATATTAAAAGTAATGATATTATGAGGAAAAACCGTGTATAGCTCACTAAATATTTACAACCAACCTGTAACTTTAGCTCCTACAACGGTTGCATCTCCTAATGCTGCTTATCAAAGAATGGCAAATTTCTGGGGCTTGATTGAGGATTTGAAAGAAGGAACTTATAAAATACGCAGCGAGCATAGAAAATACTTACAACAAGAACCAAGAGAGACTGATGATGCCTACGATACAAGGCTGGCAAGATCCACGGTTGTTCCTTATTTGCAACGAATAGAAAAAATGCTGTCGGGAATGCTGGTGCGAAAGCCTGTCCGACTTGACGATGTATCTGATTTAGTTAGAGAGCAGCTTTTTGATGTTGATCTTGAAGGCAACGATCTCAACGTTTGGCTCTATCAAACTGCAAGAACTGCAATATCTTTTGGTCATGTTGGTGTGCTTGTTGATGCACCAAAAGAAGGAGAAAAGGCAAGACCTTATTGGGTAACTTACACACCAAGAGATATTCTTGGCTGGCGGACAGAAATAATAGAAGGCACAAGGCAATTGACTCAACTGAGACTTATGGAACAAGTCGTGGAATCTGATGGCAAATATGGTGAAAAGTTAGTAAAGCAAATCCGAGTTCTTGAACTTGGTCGATATGAAATACATCGCAAGGATAAGAAAGGCGATTATAAATTAGTTGATGAGGGGGAGATGAGCATTAAAGATAAGATTCCTTTCGCCGTTGCATATTCAAACCGAGTTGGATATTACGAGTCACGCAGTCCTTTATATGATATTGCAGAACTAAACCTCAAGCATTATCAAATACAAAGCGATCTTGATAATATTCTTCATATCAGTTCTGTTCCTTTGCTTGCGGTTTTTGGTTATCCAAACGCAGATGAGATAACAACTGGACCTAATGAAGCTTTATCTTTACCACCAGAATCAAGACTTGAATATGTTTCTCCTTCGGGTGACAGTTATGACAGCCAGTTTAAAAGGCTTGGAGATATAAAAGATCAAATAAATACTTTGTCATTAGCAGCGGTGCTTGGTCAAAAATTAGTCGGAGAAACTGCTGAGGCAAAGCGGATTGATAGATCGCAAAACGACTCAACGATGATGGTTATCGCACAGCAAATGCAAGATTTGATTGATAACTGCCTTAAATATCACAGCGAGTATTTAAACGAACCAAATGCTGGAAGTTCTTTTGTTAATAGAGACTTTGTCACCGCAAGGCTTGAGCCAGCAGAGATTGACAGCCTCCTTAAAATATATGCTGCAAATGGTATCAGCCAAGAAAAACTTCTTGAGCAACTTGCAAGCGGAGAAATACTCGGAGATGATTTTGATATCGAAGAGGAATTAGAAAAAACGCAGTCGGGTGGGTTGATAGAGATGAACCCAGAAAGTGAAGCAGCTTGATAAATGGCAGTTCCAGAGGCTTTTTACAGAGAAGCTATAGACCTCAACAGATATAGCAACAAGGTGCAATTTCAAGTTGCTACCCAATTTAATGAAGTTATTCTTGATGTTCTCAGGCAAATAAGAGACCTCGAAGGAAACAGCCCAGCAACAACTGCAAGACTTAGATCAATATTGGCTCAAATGGTTGAAAGTTTAAAGGGGTGGGAAAATGAAAGTGCTGCTTATATGATTGATGAATTGCAAGGATTGGCAGAGTTTCAAGTTGGTTTCGTTCAAGATCAGTTACAGAGAGTTTTACCAAAAGGAGAATTTCAAGTAAACACCGTTGCTGTTTCTCCTGACTTTGCAAAATCAGTTGTGACCCGAGATCCCACTGCTTTGACAATCCGTTTGCGTGATAAAGATGGCGTGTTCAGAACTGCACAGTTTGCTTTGACCGCTAAAAGAGGATCAGATATATCACTGCCAAATGGAAAAACTGTCAAAAAAGCATTCAGAGGTATAGCTGATGATTCAGCTTCGAGACTTTCAAAGGCAATCCGACTTGGTGTTTTGGAAGGAGAATCTTTACCAAAAATAGTTAGAAGGCTCAAAGGTCCAAATTTAAGTTTTGTTAGTAAACCTCAAAATGCTATTGCGTTAAACTCTGCTTTAAAAGATTCAGAGGGAATGCTCTTATCAAATAAACAAATCCAAACTGTCGTCAGGACATCCGTTAATCAAGTGCAAAAT